TCTCTTCAAGTTCAGATGATTTCCTGCTACTGATACAACATCGTCAGAGTTAAGACTGTTGAAAGGTGATGGCCAGAATACTTTCGCAGTTAGTGTCAAACTAGCTGTTCCTGGAGGATCTCCCTCTCCAAGAGGAGCGTCTCCAAATGTTCCTGCCCATTCAACAATGCGTTCCTTAAAACTTCTACCTTCATTTGACTGAAGAATATCATCCCAAAGTTGATCGAAGTACAGAGCATTGCCACCTGGTTGAGTTTTTGATTTCAACTCTGACAGATATAGTGGATACCATACATCAGGTTGCTCTCGATAAATTTCATCTTCAGCAATACCACCGCCACCAATGAAGTTAATGTATGGACCATCACCAGTACCAGTTGATTTATTCACCTGTCCTAGACCACTATTAGCAAAAACTTGACTGTTCCATGGAATCAATCCTGTACCACCAAATCCTTCAGCAGTAAATGCAGTAACAAATAGGTGACTATGTGTAGGAACATCAATGATTTTCTCCTGTAACTGTCCAATCTGTGCAGTTACCGTACCATTAACAGTAAACTCAACGTCAGCTTGAATTGGTGCATTGAATTGTGTCTTAACTGTACCAAAGTTAAAGAAGTTACTCTCGGTGCCTTCATCAGAATTGATTACTGGTGTTGACGTTACTGTTAATACTTTAATGCCAGGAGAAAGTATAACAGTGCCACCACCAGGTGCAGCAGTGGAGAATCCAATGTCCATCAAATCCCCAGATTGATATCCAGTACCAGGATCTAGTATTGACACAACTGTAACTCTTGTATCATCTGGATTACCTGATCCATCCAAATCATTTGCTTCTGCTCTAACTCGCAGTCGTAGTCCACTACCAGTACCACCAAGAACTAAAACATCCTCCTCTTGAGATTCACCGAATGCAGTCCAATAGTCAGGATTACCACCCTCACCTCTATTTACATATTGACCGACTGTTCTTTCAATATATTCAGCATCAACAGAAGGTTTATTCTGCCACAATGCAAATGTCTGAACCTTACCTTCAGCTTGTGAACCACCTTGCAGTATTTGCTCATAGGGATTATCACCAGCAACATCTACCTTGTCAACATACCACCACCCACCAGTGTTACCTGGTTCGTTGATGTTATTTGTTGGAAGGAAAGCAGATGATGATCTATTACCATCAACAACACCAACTCCAGTAAGTTTCCTGTTTCTATAGTCAGGAACTTTAAAGTGTGTAGTTCCAGTATTACCATTGGCATCAGACTGTCCATAATGTGTACCAATAACAGCAAACAAATCAAGGTATTCAGTTTTTGATAGTGGTCTACCATCACACTCAATGAAACCAGGATATCTAGAATCCAGGTCACCATCTATTGTACCATAAGATCCGTTTGGTTGCTTAAGAACGGAAAGAACTGTACCAATAGCAAGACCATCATCCTTCGCATTTCTTAATTGAACATCACCATTAGTATCTTCATATGTGTAAGAGTTCTTTCTACTATACCATGTTCCTTTTAATTCTGGCGCTGGTGGTGCTACGGCATATGTGGATACATTCCAAGTAAATTGATTACTAGCACCAGTACCTACAACAACAGTAGTGCTTACAGTGCTAGCAAGACCACTAGCGTTTAGATATAACTGAAAACTACTGTTAGCAGGTGTAAATGTTCTTGGTCCTACAACTGGTGTATCAAAGTCAATGGAAATGAGTACACCATTTGTGCCAGTGATTGTAATATCTCTATTGATACCAGTGACAGCAACAATAGAACTAACATATTGTCTATTAGGTGCCCTGTTAGTAAGATTATTTGGTGGTGTAAATGCTGCGTCAGTATCAGGACCAGTGTTTGTAACGATAGACCATGTAGGAATCTGTAGTGTACCAACTTTAATCGTGGTAGATACTGTACCACCAAATGTGGCATCGGATTTGTTATAGATCTGAATTTTATCACCATTACTCACATCTGTAGGGAAGATTCCGACAGAACTTTCACTACCATTATCATAGTAGATTTTAACTCTTGGTTCTGTACCATCTGTGGATACTAGTGTTACAGGTACAGTTACACCATTACCTAATCCAACGATACCACTAGCTGGTTTTACATCAGATGCAATCAAAGTATCCTCAAGTGCATCAAGTGCATCATTGAATACAAAGGATCCAGGCGTAGTAGATGGGAAACTACCAGTAGTAACACCCCAACTAGATCCAGCAACAGCATCACCAATACTCAAGAGATTTGTAGTGGTAGTAGTTGATGTTGCTGGTGTAGTTAATACTAACTGTATATACTCACCATTCTGGATGGTTGGGTTGGTACTAGAAGCAACAAATGTGGTGTTATCTAAAACATTATATCCTTCATCGTTTACAATAAAAGCATTGCTAGTAGAGATACCAATTAGAGCACCATTATCAGTATTGACTATTGCCTGGTCATTCAGACCAGTAACTCTTAAGATCTCACTATAAACATCTGTGTCAACTGGACTACCAATGATTTCGTCAAAATCAGGGAATGGTTCTGGAATGTTAGGTGGTTGTATTGCCGAGGTGATAGTCCATCTCTCGGTTCTAGCACCAATAGTTAAGTCAGCAACTCTTGTAAGACCACCAGTATCATTAGACTTCAGTCTTAACTGGACTCTATCACCATTTTGTACGAAGATATTACTAGATGGAATAACCCATGATCCAAAGTCTGCTTCACCTTGGTGTACTAACTGAATACGAACAGCATAGTCATCAATATTAGCTCCAAGATAAGATGATACTAGTGAAACACTAGCAGATGATCCAGGTGTTAATCCAGAAACTTCTATAATATCTTCTTGTGCTCTAGTACCATCACCATAGACATACATGATGTCTGGTGTTGCCTCATCTAATGGTGTAAATGGATATGGATCTGGTGCAAAATCTTCTGGAATCGTAGAGATATACCAGATTGTCTGCTGATCACCAATCTGAACCGTTACGCTTTGAGTTGTATCCCAAGCCGATGGCGCTTTAAACTTCAGGCGAATAGTTTGCCCTTCGCTTACATATACAGGTGTAGTTCCGAACGAAAAGGTCATTTACCGCAGGCGATGGTCACGATTTCTTTAGTATTTATCACATCTCTCTAACATCTTGGAATGTACCACCATCAACTTCAACTTGAATAGGATAGTTGGATTTAATCTCCACAGGGATGTCTACATCCTCAACAACAATTTGTTCACTAGTAACTATTGCATCAGGTGTAATGACTGGAAGTTCATCACGTAGTTTATCTTCTGATGATGGAATGTCAATAGCATCTGGTATTCGATCAATATTAATAGGAACTGTAACTACTTTGATAGATTGAAGTCCACCAGCTCCCTCACCATATAACTCATATCTGATAGAAGATGGTCCTCTATCATGATACGCAACAGTATCTGTATATGTACCACTAGCAGCAAAACCTAGATCCACAACTCTATCAGTTTCACTTAAATCAAGATCATACTCTTTAATCCTCAATTCATATGTTGTAGTTGCTCTCACTTGTTCATGGGATAATATAATATCATCACCATAATTTACTGATAGAGGACCAGCAAGATCAACTTCTGGTGGTTGTATTACAGTGATAGTAATTTGTTGACTATCAGTTCCACCTAGACCAGATGCAGTTGCAGTATATGTAGTGGTGATTGTCGGAGAAATAATTTGATTACTTACTAAATTAGTTGATCCAATTCCAGGAGTGATAGTCATGGTGCTAGCATCTCCAGTAGTAGTCCATCTCAATCTAGTGGTTTCTCCAATAACAATTGTAGAATTGTCAAGCGTTAATGTTACTTGAGGAGGTTGATATACGTACAATACAACAGAATTACTTCGATTACCGCCATATCCATATCCTGTTAACGTATAAGTCGTTGTACTAGTAGGAGATACCGTAATACTACCAGATGTACTAACAGACCCAATGCTAGTAATTGATCTAGAATAAGTATTTGATGTACTCCAATAAAGAGTTGCAGATCCTGGATTTATAAACGAAGTTGGACTAACAGATATGTTTACATACGGTGGATTGAAATAACATGTACCATCATCTTGTTGTGCTCTTGGATTATAGTTTACTGCGTTTGGATTAGTACATCCCCTGATTATTGGTGGTGGACAAGTACCACTAGCCATGCCAGTATGCCTACCCCTTGACTGAACTTGACCATATTCACCACTGGATATACCACCCCTTTTGACCATATTTGTGATAGTACCATATACCTGCTGTCCAGTACCATATACCCACGTACCTACGTATCCTTCTACACCAGCCTGTTCTCCGTATCTACCAAACAATGACATATATGCATATGTAACTTGATTGCGGTAGGTATCATTAAAATCTCCACCGCCACCAGGGAACCATATACTATAGTTGGTGACACATGATCCACCGTAATTATTCCAATGTCCAATACGATATGGCATTATAGTTCCTCTACTGGCAGATATGTACCACTATCATCAATTTCTACCTGAATAGGTTGACTTGCTTTAATTGTTACTGGAATATCTATGTCATCAATAACAATTTGTTCGGTGGTAACTTCGATATTGGGAGTAATGACTGGAAGTTCATCACGTAGTTTATCTTCTGATGATGGAATCTCAATAGCATCAGGTGTCTGGTCAATGTTAATAGGCACAATAAGTTGATCAATAGCAGTTAAACCAGCCTGTCCAACTGCATACAAAACATATGAAATAGAGCGTGGTCCTCTATCATGATATGTAACATAATGAGTATATGTGCTATTCGCAGATTGTCCTGGTCCAAGATTAACAGGACTTACAGGTGGTGCTGCGGTGTTATTATCCAGATCAGTTTCTAGTATTTGCAACTCATAAGTTGTTACTGCTTTCACCATCTCATGAGAAATAGTTACGTTGTCTCCATAATTTACCACTATAGGACCATTAATCGCAACTTCTGGTGGATCAACTACAACAACTGTGACTGTTCCGCTACCAGTTCCACCAGGACCAGAAGCAGACAGAGTATATGTGGTGGTTACTGTTGGAGAAATATTTTGGTAAGAATTTAGATTAGTAACACCAATTCCATTATCAATAGTAACTGAATTTACACTACCAGATACATTCCAACGCAGTGTTGTATTAGCACCACTAACAATCTCACTATCATCTACATTAAATTGTATACTGGGAGGTTGATAAACAGTGAGGGTCCTACTAACAGACGCATTTGTATATCCATAATAATTTCCAGTAAGAGTATATGATGTAGAAGTGGTAGGACTTACTGATTGACTTCCACTGCCACCAACATTACCGAGACCAGTTATATTTTGAGAGGTAGAGTTATATGCACTCCATGATATTGTGGCGCTTTGTCCTCGAATAATAGAACTAGGACTAATACTCAAACTTACACTTGGAGTAGGATATGTACACCCAGAATTAACATTAGCACTTGGATTATAGTTAGAGGCATTTGGATCAGTACACCCGTATACAGTATAGTTACATCCTGTGCTGGGTTGATTTGCCCATCCGTTATAGTTAGTAGCATTGGGATCTTTGCATCCATAGACGAGAATAGGAGAATACCACGCAATACCCTCGAATACATATCCGCTAGGTGTACTACTACTAGTGTCATATCTATGGTCGCCAGTAGAACTTTTATAATATCTATAGATT